GGCCGTCCTGAGCGCTGCCGAGACGGCGGCGGATATAGCCGCGATTCTCTGGACCGATGCCCCCGCCGATGGCGAGGCGGAAGTCGTTGAGCCGCTCGATGCGATTGAGCTTCAGCGTAACATGATGCTCTCCATGCCGGCCGGCTGGCGCATGGATCAGATGAAAACCGAACATCCGCCGACAACCTATCCTGATTTCAAGCAAGAGGTTCTCAAAGAGATTGCCCGCTGCGTGGCCATGCCCTACAACCTGGCCGCCGGAGACAGCAGTAAATCCAACTTCGCGTCCGGGCGCCTCGATCACCAGGGCTACCAGAGGATGATATCCGTCACGCAGTTCGACATGGGGCAGGAAATTGTTAATGCGATCTTGACGGAATGGCTCGCCGAAGCGCGAATGGCTTACGGATTTGATCTGCCGGCGAGCTTTGAACACGTCTGGTTCTGGGACGGCCCGAACTACGCGATCAATCCGCTGCAGGAGGCGAAGGCTCAAGCGACGCGCTTGAAGAATCACACTACGACGTTCGCGCATGAGTACGCTCGCCAGGGGCGGGACTGGCAAAAGGAGTTCCGGCAGTGCGCCAGGGAGCTTCGCGAGATGCAGAAACTTGGGCTGCCACAGCCGGAGCCCGAAAAGGGTGTCGCGGCAGAAGCCAGTGATGCCATTGAAGAATTGATGCAGGAGGTGGAGGATGCCTTATCCAAGTGAACATTCAGCTCGTTTGAGAGATCCGGATCGCTACGAGAAGTTCCGCCGCCAGAACGACAAGTTTGGTTCCGGAATACACGCCATCTGGGGCATCACCGCGGAGGGGAAGGCGGAGCTTCAGGCCATCCGGTTTGATGCGAGCACGTTTACGGCGGCCGACGCGAAGAAGTGGCTGAAGGAGCACGGTTACAAGCCGATCCGCTTCGAGCCTGCCAGCGATAAGAAAGCTCAAGCTCGGGGAAGCACAAAATACGAGTGCGAATGTCTTGACTGCGGCGGCCGTCTGAGAAGCGAGCAGCACTGCCGGGACATCAGGTGTCCCCAATGCGGCGGAGAGATGCGCCGCGTGGAACGGCCCGGCCCAGGGCAGCGAACGCCGGCCGATGGGTCCGGGAACAACGGCCTGGAGGCGGCCTTTTCGCACAATTCCAGCACCGATGAGGATGAGCCGGACTGGGCCTCGGTGGACAAGACGAAACTTCCGCGGGCCGCTTTCGCCTGGCAGGGCGAGCCTGGCAAGAAATCCACGTGGGGCTATGCGCATCACTGGGTGAAAGGGGGGAAGTCCCTCGACGAGAACGGCATCTACGAGGATGGCGTTCTTCTGCTCCACCGGCAGGGCCTGGGTGTGGCCTATGCCGCCGCAATGGGCGCACGGACCGGCAAGAAGGCGGCAAATGTCGTGATTGACCACCTGGAGAGGCATCGCAAGGACATCGGCACGGGGGAAAAGGTAGCGCAATCCGGCGTGCAGCTCGAGCTGGAGGCCGCTGGAAGGGTCAGGGTCCACGGCGTGGCATACAGCGGCGGCAAGATGAAGCTGTCCGGCTGGCGATACCCGGTCGTTGTTGACCTGGCCGGTCTGGAGATACCGGAGAAAGTCCCGCTGTTGACAAATCATGAGAATCGCCCCGGTGCGCGCATCGGCCTGGTCAGCGCGCACGTCGAGGGAGACAGGCTCCTGTTAGAGGGCGAGGTGCTCTCGAGCAGCGAGGTTGCGCAGGGTGTGCTTGAGCAGGCCCGTGCGGGTGGCGACTGGCAGCTCTCAATCGGCGCCGAGGTGGAAGAGAGCGAGCTGGTTCGGGGCAAACGGGAGGTGAACGGGCAGGAGCAAACTGGACCGTTCTATTGTGTGACGAAAGCAATATTGCGGGAAGTTTCTGTGTTACCGGTAGGAGCCGATCATTCCAGCAAGTTGCAGGTGGCGGCTCGATTCGTTTTGGAAGGAGGGAATCAGATGGAGTTTGAAAAATGGCTTGAAGCAAAGGGCCTCGATGTGGCAGCGATGTCGGAGGACAAGATCGCTGAGCTGAAGGCTCAGTGGAAGGCGGAGATGAAGGCCAAAGAGCCGGATCCCCGCCCGGAGGCTGGAGATCTCGAGGCGGCTGCCGTGGCCGACCTCCGCAAGGCCTCAGCGGAAGAGTCGAAAAGGATCGCCAGGGTGCGCCAACTGTGCGCCGGAAAGCATCCGGACATCGAGGCGAAGGCCATCGAGGAGGGATGGGACGAGACGAAGGTTGAGCTGGAGGTCCTGCGGGCCAACCGGCCGAAGGGACTCTACGTGCAGTCGGGGACTCGTGACGCGACCCCGAAGATCCTGGAGGCTGCCATTCGGCTGGGAGGCGTTGAAAAAAGCGAGGTCGTCGAGGAGGTGTACGATGAGGACATCCTGGAGCGCGCTGATGCGTTTCGCGGCCTGGGCCTCAAGCGGCTGATCGCCATTTCCTGCGAGCTGGACGGCGTGACGCCGCCCATGCCTTCGGCGGGAGACCAGGATTACCTGGAAGCCGCCTTCAGCACGACCACGCTCAGCGGCATCCTGGGGAACGTGGCAAACAAGGTGGCGCTGTCTGCGTACAAGAGCATTACGAGCGCTGCCCGGCTCGTCGCTCAGAAGCTGACGGCCAACGACTTCAAAACGCACACCGGCTACCGGCTGACCGGTAATAGCGTTTTTGACGAGGTAGGAGAAGGAGGAGAGCTGAAGCACTTCGATCTGAATGAGCAGAGCTACAGCTTCTCGGTCGACACCTACGGGCGGATCCTTGCGTTGACGCGCCAGCAGATCATCAACGATGACCTGAACGTGTTCACGCAGATTCCCCAGATGTTCGGGCGCGGTGCGGCCTTGAAGCTGGAGAGCCTGTTCTGGACGCTGGTGCTGGCCAATACGGATAGCTTCTTCAAGAGCGGTAATGGCAACCTCATCACCGCTACCCTGGGCTCTTCCGGCCTGTCGTCCGCTGTCGCCAAGCTGATGAAGCAGACCGATTCGGATGGCAATCCGATCGTGCTGAATCCGAAGTTCCTGGTTGTGCCGCCCGAGCTGTTCGCAACGGCACAGGAGCTTTACACTTCGAAGACGGTCATTCTGGGCGGCACCACGAAGACGCCCAATGCTAACATACACCAGGGCAAGTACCAGCCCATCCCGAGCCCGTACCTGAGCAACTCGAACTATACGGGCTACAGCACGACCGCCTGGTATCTGTTTGCCGATCCGGCAGAGGTGGCGGCATTCGGCATCGCCTACCTGCGCGGCAACGAGACGCCAACGTTCGAGCCGGCGACTCTGGCTGGCGATGTGCTCGGCAAGGGCTGGCGCGGCTACTGGGACATCGGCGTCTGCCAGATTGATCATCGGGGCGCCGTGAAGTCTACAGGTGCTGGCTAAAATCCGGGGGCCAACCGGCTTGAGCCGATTGCCCCACCGCTTCGGTTCTTGATGTCTTTCAGCAAAGAAGGAGGATTTTCAGATGGCCACTCCGACTGTGAAATTCGTTGCGACGGGCGACAGCGTGGATTACACGCCCGACTCGGCTGTTTCGGCGGGCGATGTTGTGGTGCAAGGAGAGCTCATCGGCGTTTCAATGCAGGATATTGCCGCCGGCGACCTCGGCGCCCTGGCGGTCAGCGGCATCTTTGATTTCCCCAAGGATACCGGCTCCGCCTCGGCGATCTCGGCGGGCGCGAAGGCGTACTGGGACGAGGAGAACGAGCAGGCGACTGCCACCGCCGATTCGAACGTCTACCTCGGAAAGGCGATCGCGGCTGCCGCTGCATCTGATTCCACCGTTCGTGTGCGCATGAGTCAGTGAGGTATCTTCACCTCCCGGCTGAGAGCGCAGCATGGGTCGGTGGGCGATGCGCCACAGGCCGGGCGCCCGCCGCTGATGTCCGGGATTCTCATGGCTCGCAGTTGTGCAGACACACGGGGTCCGATGATCGAGGCGATTAAACGCCTCGATCCTGGTCCCAGGCCACAGATAGTGGATGCTGGGATGGGCGCGGGCTGTCTCGGCGAGGAGATCCGCAGGGTGTTCCCCGGTGCCGAGCTGACGGGTGTTGATTGCTGGCTGCGCTACCTGGTTGATCCGGCCTGCCGAAATACCGAGGGATGGCCCTCTCTATCGCTCTATGATTCGCTGATCGGCGGGGCGGAAGGTGACTTGCTGCATTTCCTCTGGCGCGCGCCCAACGGCAGCTATGACTTGGTGGTCCTGGGCGATGTCCTTGAGCACCTTCGGCCGGAGACCGCCCTGGAGGTCCTGACTCGTGCACGAAACGTGGCGCGGCTCGGCGTTGTCGTCAACACGCCCATTTCGGAATTTCCCCAGGGGATAATGTGGGACAATGCGAACGAGATTCACCAATTCTGGTGGCCACGCGAGAAATGGGAATCGCTGGGCGGCGAATACGTCGGCGGAAGCGACCGTGTGGGCTGCTTCCTGTTTCGGGCAGCCCCGCAAACGAAGCCCCGGCTTTCGGTCGTAATCCCTGCTTTCAACCGTCGCGCTTACATGGACCTTTGCATTCGCTCGCTGCTGCGAACGGTGGCACCTCCGTATCGGTTTGAGATCATCGTGGTGGA